GGTTGTTTGAACGAGAAGATTACCTTATTATCAATAAATCAAGACAGCTCGGTATATCAACACTATCATCTGCATATTCACTTTGGATGATGTTGTTTCACCAAGATAAAAACATACTTGTATTAGCAACAACACAAGCAACTGCAAAGAACCTTGTAACTAAAGTTCGATTTGCATATGAGAACCTTCCAAACTGGATGAAGCTTCCAACGATTGAGCACAATCGTCTTAGCTTAAGACTAAAGAATGGATCACAAATTAAAGCAGTATCAGCAGCAACTGACTCAGCTCGTTCAGAGGCTGTATCACTCCTTATAATAGACGAAGCTGCTTTTATTGATAGGATAGACGATATCTTTACCGCTGCGCAACAAACACTTGCAACAGGTGGTAAATGTATAGCATTATCAACTCCTAATGGAGTAGGTAACTGGTTTCATACAACCTTCATTGGTGCTCAAACTGGTGAAAATAAATTCACACCAGTAAGTCTACCATGGACAGTACATCCAGAAAGGGAGCAGGGTTGGCGTGACGAGCAAACAAAGCAGTTAGGAGTAAGAGCAGCTGCACAAGAGTGTGACTGCGACTTTTCGACTTCAGGTGACACAGTATTAGAACCGGATACTCTTAATTGGTTTGACACAACGTATGTAGCGGAGCCAATTGAAAGAAGAGGATATGATAAGAACTACTGGCTATGGGCATACCCAGAACCAACAAAGACATATATGGTTGTAGCCGACGTAGCTAGGGGTGATGGAAAGGATTACTCAACTTATCATATAATAGATATCGAGGATGTAACACAGGTAGCAGAATACAAAGCACAGTTACCGACAAAAGATTTTGCACATACCCTTGTAGCAGTAGCAACGGAGTGGAATAATGCACTACTAGTAGTTGAGAATAGTAGCATTGGATGGGATGTTGTAACAACGATACAAGAAAGAGGGTATGATAATTTATATTACTCACCAAAATCAGAAATGGTTGGAACACAAATAGATCAGTACATTACTAAATTTGAAAGAGGAGACGGGATGGTTCCAGGCTTTTCAATGAATCAGAAAACACGACCATTAGTAGTAGAGAAAATGCGATCCTTTATGGAGGATAAGAGCGTTGTAATAAAATCTCAAAGATTATTAAACGAACTTAGAGTCTTTATTTGGAAAAACCAGAAACCTCAAGCTATGTATGGGTATAATGACGACTTAGTAATGCCCTGGTCAATAGGATTATTTCTACGTGATACGGCTCTTAGATTTAGACAAACGGCATTTAATTTAACATATGCAAGCTTAAACAGTTTCTCAAAAGCGGACCAAGGTTACCAAGTATACAATAGTGGTAACACGTTTACAAATAATCCATGGCAAATGGATACAGGAGCTGATGGCTTAGCAGATTTAACATGGCTTATATAAATATATTATGGCAGAACAACAAAGAAACCTCTTCTCAGGTTTAAAAAGATTATTTTCAACTGACGTCATTATTAGAAATGATGGTGGAGAATTAAAAACAGTTGACGTTGACCGTATACAGACAAACGGCGTGTTGCAAACAAATGCACTTATTGATCGATTCAATAGAGTGTATACGACATCAACATCGTATGGTGTTAACTTAAACTTATCACAAAACTATCAATCCGCTCGTGTACAAATATATGCTGAGTATGAAGCAATGGATACTGATCCAATTATAGCATCTGCTTTAGATATTATAGCTGATGAGTGTACACTCAAAAACGAACAAGGCGAAGTACTACAAATCAGGTCAGCTGATGAAAATATTCAAAAGATATTATATAATCTATACTATGACATTTTAAATATTGAATTTAATCTATGGTTCTGGATTAGGACTATGTGTAAGTATGGAGATTTCTTTTTGAAAATGGAAATAGCCGAGCAGTTTGGCGTTTACAACGTAATACCATTCTCAGCTTATAACATTGTAAGACTAGAAGGAACAAATCCAAGCAATCCATCAGAGGTTATTTTTAAATATGATCCAACAGCTGCATTAGGAGCATCGGCTGGTTACTCAACTTCATATCAAAATACAGATCAAGGTGTTACATTCTATAATTACGAGATGGCTCATCTGAGATTAATTGGAGATATTAACTACCTACCGTACGGTAGATCATACTTAGAGCCTGCAAGGAAGTTATTTAAACAGTACGTATTGATGGAAGACGCGATGTTAATTCATCGTATCACTCGTGCTCCGGAAAGAAGGATATTCTATGTAAATGTAGGAGCTATTCCACCTAATGAGGTAGAAAACTACATGCAGAGAATGATTAGTAAGATGAAAAAGAATCCACTAGTAGATCCTCAAACAGGAAACTACAACCTAAAGTATAACGTACAGAATATGTTGGAAGATTTCTTCATACCAGTAAGAGGGAATGATCAATCAACACGTATCGATACAGCAAAGGCATTAGAGTATAATGGTATTGAGGATATAAACTACCTACTAAATAAATTATTTGCAGCACTTAAAATACCGAAAGCATTTCTTGGATATGAAAAAGATTTGACAGGTAAAGCAACTTTGGCAGCTGAAGATATTAGATTTGCTCGTACAATTGAGCGTTTACAACGTATAGTGCTTAGTGAATTAACTAAAATTGGCTTAGTACATCTATATGCAAATGGATATACTAACGAATCAATTGCTAATTTTGAAATATCACTAACTACACCGTCAATTATCTATGATCAAGAGCGTATAGCATTGATGAAAGAGAAAGTAGATCTAGCAGCTCAAATGCTTGAGAATAAATTAATGCCAACTGATTGGATCTATGATAAAATATTTCACTTCTCTGAAGATGAGTTTGACGAGTATAGAGATCTTATTGCTGAAGATGCTAAGAGATCCTTTAGAACCAAGCAAATTGAAGAAGAAGGCAACGACCCAGCTGTAACAGGCCAAGTATACGGAACACCACACCAAATCGCATCAATGTATGGTGGATATGGCAACACCAACCTAGCTAATACTGAAGTACCACAAGGCTACGATGAGATGAACCCATCAGAACCAGTAAAATTACCAGGCAGACCACAAGAGAAGGTGTCGCTTATCAATACATCTGACGATCCATTAGGATCAGATAGGATGGGTACTTATGATATCAAATCAAAACCTAAATCAGGAGAGAATGGTTTGAAGGTAAAATACCAAGGAGGATCACCACTAGCACTAGAAAATGCCGTCACCAAGACAGTTTATTATAAAAATAGAGTGTTACTGGAGCAATTCGGTAAAAGAAATACGGATTTATTCAAAGAAAGCGACCTATTGAATGAGAATCAAATAAAGCCAGACTTAACATAACTCCCTGATATTTATAAGCAAGCAAAAACTGTATGATAAAGCATAGCAAATATAAGAATACCGGAGTGCTTTTTGAGCTATTGGTCAGACAAGCAACGTCAGATTTGATGTCGAACAAAGACCCTAAAGCTGTAAAAATCTTTAAAAAATACTTCATAAATACAGAATTACAGAAGGAATGTGAACTGTATAACACGGTACTAAATACTCCAATACTTACAGAGAGTAGGGCTGAGATGTTAGTTAACACTGTGCTTGAGCAGTCTAAAAAATTAGATAGAGCAAAATTAAACGTTGAAAAGTATAAGTTAATTAAAGAAATTAAGAAATACTACGATCTTGATAATTTTTTCAAGGCAAAAATTAACGGTTATAAGATATATGCAGCGGTTTATACGTTAGTTGAGTCTCAAATTAGCACTGAGTGTATTGATACTAAGCAGATTATATCAAATAAAGTGACTTTACTAGAGCATGTAACTAAGGAATCGCTTACAGAAAGGAAGGTAGCCTCTAAAGTAGTTGAGGAATTTATGAAGGAGGACAAGGAAATACGGCTACTTGCTTACAAAATACTAGTAGAAAAGTTTAATGACAAGTATTCAGGATTATCAGATAACCAAAAAAACCTACTCAAAGAGTATATAAATAATATATCAGATACAAAACAGTTAAAGATATACTTAAATAATAAATTTGATAAGGTTAAGAAGGAATTAACAGCGTTATTAGAAAATGTAACTGATAGAGTAACACAGATTAAATTAAAAGAAGCTATTAAATTAATTAAACCTATCAACACAGGGGAACCAGTGAGGGATGAATCGTTAGTAGGATTAATGGAATATTATCAACTAGTAGAAGAGTTAAAAGTAATCAAGTAATGAGTATACAATTTCAAAAGCAGTTTTTACTAGAAGATATTGATGATTACTATACTAAAATAGTAGATTATCTAGTCCAGTACGTAAAAATTGGCGACCAAGCTGCTAAGATGTTAGCGGATAAGGTAGTTGCTCGTACACCTTTAACTCACGAAGAAGCTATTAGAATCGCTCAAGCTATTAAAAGAATGAGCGAGGAAGGGTCAATGAGTACAGGAGCAGGAGCTTTCAATCCAAGCCTACATGCATCTAAGAAGCAATACATGGGACCAGAGATGAAAGAGGACGCTCCAATGCTTGCACACGGTAAAGCAGATATACACACCTTGACGCAGGATGGTATGAAGAAGGTAAAAAGAGGTGAATCTGGTATGCAGGGTGTTATTGTAAAGGATTTATGGGAAGATTTAACAAAGGGTGAACAGGTAATTTACAAAGGTCCAACTGCAAAGTATGGTAGTAAAATACTAACAAAAGGAGCAGAGGGAGTTGTAAAAGATATTAGTGGAGCTGATGTTACAGTAGTGTTTAGTGAATTGGGATTAAATGTATTAGTAAACGATTCAAACCTAGAAAGTTTAAATGAAAACTATCATAGATTTAAGAGAGAGGCTTTAACAAGAACAAAGCCACAGCAAATGCATGAAGCTGCTAAGATGATACATAAGAAACTCGAGGAAATTAATAGATTACTGGAGTACACTAATCAAATGAGAGGTGAGTTATCGGAGGGAGAGGAGCAAATGGAGTATAGACACAATACAAAGAAATTATTTGAAAAAATAAATACAAAGGTTGTTGAAGCGTATACAAAATTAAAAAAAATAAAATAAGATGGCGGATAATTTCAACTTTAAAAGGTACTTAACTGAAAACAGACTAGGAGCATACTCAAAAGCAACCAAACTAAACGAGAACCTAGCATACGATCAAGCAATTTCTGTAGCAGAGAACTTGCTACAACAAGGAATGGATGCTGAACAAGTAGCAATGCAAATTGAAGATCAATTTCCAGGCCTAGACGTAGAGAGTGTTATGCAGAACGCACAAGGTGGTAGCATGAGCACTGACAGCGATTTACCATTTGGTAGTATGTACGAAGATGTACTAGAGTTGGATAAAGACGGAGCTGAAGTCGGACTATTTCAGGAAGGAAAAATAACAGACAAATACCCAGGACCACAGGCAGAGGCACTACATAATACAATTGCTGCATTACAAGCTGATGTTAAATCAAAACAAAAACTAACAAATGCAATATTAAGCTTTGCGGAAGAGTTACAAGGTGGTAATATGATGGAAGGTAAAAAATAATCAAAATGGCAATAGCAAAGGGATCGACTTCAAGTAGTAAAGCAACTTTCGGCAAAAGAAAAAATGGAACAGTTAAAAAATCTTACAACAAACACAGTCCTAGACCAAAGAAATACGTAGGACAGGGTAGATAACTCTATTTATTAGTATGAAAAATATAACAAGACAATACCAGGACCTCTTAGAAGGCAAAATGACTAAAGCTAATTTCATGGTTAATGTGCGTAGAGACTTCCCACAATGGATTGTTTCTACAAATTCATACCAAGATGCTGTAAGTATATTAAAAAGTAAAAGAATTATAAGTGAGAATATATTTAACACCCCACAAATGGGTGGTATATTATCAAATTGGAAATCAAGTCGAGGTAATGATCAAGTTGAACAGGACATTAAGGATCTACTTGCAAGAGGAAACTCATACGAAGAAGCAATTGAATACATAGCAGCAGAACAAGGAATTGATGCAGAGGAACTTGCAGCAAAGTATCCTAGAGACGTTGTTGATATTGAAGGACACGAAGGTAACGACGACGATGAATTTGCAGATATGGAAAAGCGTCATAATATGGAAAAAGACGCTGAAGATGCTAAACTATCTCAATGGGATTATATGGGTGAAGGGGATGATCAAAGTGATAAATGGTTAAAATCTGTTAAGAACATTGTTGGAGAAATGCAGTATCAACTATCATCAGCCGTATACGGTAAAGTAATGACACAACTACAAAATAGACCAGAAGAGGTTGTGAGTAAGTTTGGAAAAACTAGTGCAGAAGAAGCTGCTAAAATGTTAGTTGCTAGTCACACAACAAGCGATGAATACGATCCAGGACCAGGTGAAGATGCTAAACTATCTCAATGGGATTATATGGGTGAAGGATCGGCTCAAATCACACCAAAAGCAATTGAAGTAGCCCTAAAAAATATGTGGCAAGACGACCTCATTAACGATGTGACTTGGGAAAAAGCAAGCGAGGCATTACCAACCTTTGATATTGATGGTAATATGAATATGGTTGGAACATCAACTGCTGACGATCTTGCAAGAGAGTTAGTATTTTTTGCAACTGGCAATCACGTACCTGATGTAGTAGATTATGATAAGGAAGAATATAATAGAGCAGCAGCAGATGACTTTGATATTGATATGAGGGTTAATCAAGATCTTGAAAATAGATTTAACGAAATGGTTGGTATGAGATCTACTCCTACAATGGTAGATAAAAATAC